CGACGCGACGTCAAAATCCCGCATATTTGTGCGATCCTGCGACATCATATATGGTGCACCGTTTGACAACATGTCACGCAAAATATGCACACAAACCGAACAAACCGCGGGATAAAGTCGCCCCAGAATTAAATATTTGGCAATTATATAATGGACGCAAGTTTTCAATCTTTTTTAGGCATCATGATGTTTTATCTTGTTCTGACTTATGTCATCTTCCCATCGGGGTTTTATTATTTAGGAGGTAGGTCCTTGGCTAGCGCCGGCAATGGCTTTGTTGTAGGTAGCATTGTGTCACTCGTACTATGGTTTGCCGTTGGGAAGAAAATGGTGAGATAATGTGAGCCTGTTTAATTTAACGCGTTTATATTTAGAATACACACGGATTTAGCGTTTCATACTGATATTGCTTTTAATCTTTTCACATTTCAACCGCCAATTGTCACGTTGGACGGCTCTATTATTGTGCATTTTCACAAGTCTGGTTTGCTCCTCTACACTCAACTTATTCAATGAAGTGTGCCATTTTGCGATCGCATTATTAGGATGCAGTGTTTCGCAGATTAAATTATTCACAAGAATTTTATCATACTTCTCTAACAACACATTATATAAAATATCCCCGTTATATTTTATCTTATGCACATTCTTATATTTTCCAATAAAATCTAGTGCTTTTATCATGCGACCATTATTATATATTAAATGCTCTTTGCTAACCACCGTTTTTTCACTAGGGACGTTATCCCCGAGTGCATCTTTTTCAAAACATACCAAATAATTGTCTAGCGTAATCGTCTTTGTAATCGCGACCACTTTTTTATTATTGATGGTGTGCAGTTCAGGGTTCACCTTTTCAATTGATATAATACCTTGGTCAGTATTAATCGGTGTGGATGCTGCGAAACAAATGTCCGCGATGGGGGCGTCTATCCAATTTGGGACTAAAGCAGTGGTAGCATTAAATTCATATATTTGACCAGGCAAATAAATGCCACTTACAGGAGGGTCAACTAACGGGTAATTAGTAATACCGCTCTCCACCGGTATCACCATTAATTTCCATCCACCAAATGTTTTCCCAGTTGGAACAACCCAATTAACTGGTTCGAACACTTCAACAATATAATCACCTGAAGAAGAAGGAATAGTTGGTGGGAAGCTAAATATGGTTATCTCTCCATTTCCACTTCCAAGATATCTATATGCAAACCCTTGCGGTCCAGCCGGGTCATCAAACGTATTCATAGAAAATGATACACCGTATCCTCCCACCTGAAACCCCGCCTCGCTCATCGGTCCAATCATTAGGCGCTCCACATTTTCAGTATTGCTCGTGGAATGTTCAAGACCTTCGCTAAAGACGTGAGCATTGCCTGCTGCAATCGCATAAGTTTGACCATCTACAATGAGTTGCCCTACACTGTCTGTTAAATACACTAAATGAGTAGTGCTAAAGTCTTCCTTGCCTTTATCTTTATGCGATGGCGTATCCCCCTTAATCCATCTCATTGGAAGAGTTGCACTTTGAGATAAATCCATTCCTAAAGCACTCCCCAATTTAGTTTTCAGGCTATCGGACAATTCAATAGAAAAGTCTACTTTGTGTTGCGTTGCAAGTTTCTCCTTATTTGCACTCACGGTAGCGCTGTTCAATATTTCGGCAATCTCGCTCGGAGAAAGAATGTTAACGATGGTGTTATTTAACATATAATATAATATTAGATTTATTATTTTATACCGCAGTTAAAACAACCAAATAATAATATAATGATAAATAAATGGATTATGAATATGAATATGATTACGATATTATTATAATTGGCGCGGGTTTAGCTGGACTATACGCCGCTTACAATATAAAAAATAAATATCCCGATAAAACATTTGTAATATTAGAAAGCAACAAGCGTGACTATATTGGCGGCCGAATAGGCAATGAAACCTTTTATGGGCAAGAAATCGTGGTCGGCGCAGGCGTAGGAAGAAAGGATACGGATAAATTATTGATACAATTATTACACGATTTACATATTAAGACCCAGGAGTTCACCGTAAACATGAATTATTCCAAAGAATTGTCACATCTAGTAGACGTAAAAAAAGTTTTCCGATTTTTAAAAGGCAAGTATAATAAGACGCATTACGGTGAAACTTTTACACCTTTTAACATTTCAAACGCCTATAATTATTTACTTCAACATAAACTACATTTTGTTTTGTGCTACGAAAATCCAAATATTGATTTCCGTAATCTCTATATCCATCATCATATAGGTTGCCATCAATCGAATGCCAAACATCTATATTAACTAATTTATTTCTTGTAATAACTGGGTCTGTAACTATATTACAAATTAAATCATTTTCATCACACCAAGATTTAATTTCTTTTGCTTGTTTCCAACCTAATGTTTGATATTTAACTTTACCATTACGTTTGGTTGTCTGTATTTGTCGGATAATTTGCTCAGTCATTTTTTTATATTTTAAATTCGCTCTAACAACCATTGTTTCTACGGTATAATCTGGTAGCTGACTCACGCCTTTTTTTTCAATTACTTCACCTTGAAACATATTTTTGAGATGTTTTCTCGTTGGCGTTATACTCATGTAATTATTCTTTTCAGTTATTTGACAATGTCTTTCAATACTTTCAAAATATGTTTTATCCATTTTAGGTTTAGATATGTTAGTTTATTTATTTTATTTTATTTGAGATTTTTAAATCAATTTTTTTTAAATCGGCGTTTGAAATGTTAAAAGGTGTAAACAATTCGCAACGAAAATACTAGGCAAACAAATATACCAAGCCTTTGTCACTTCGTCTGGTTATGCCGATTACGAGAATGAAGACGTATATGAAACCTTATATCATTATCAAATGGAAGATACCTGGTCGGGGTGGACCGCGTTGCACATCAATTGGAAAGAATTAGTGCACAAATTGTGCGCTAAAATAGGCGCGCAACACATTCTCACCTCGGTAAAAGTAGAGAAACTGACAAAATTAGACAATGGCTTGGTGGAAGTTCTTATGAATACCAATAACAAACAGAAAACATTTTTAGGAAAACAAGTGGTCATCGCCACGCGAATAAATACGGTGCAAAAATTATTACCGAAAATACCAATATATAAAGAAATCATGGGACAACCTTTTATCTACATTTATGCCAAGTTTGACGCGAAGTCCGCGCTCATCATGAAACAAACTGTTACCACATATACTATTGTTCCGGGTCCATTGCAAAAATTAATTCCCATGTCGGACAGCGTTTACATGGTCGCGTATGCAGACAATAAAAACGCGGAATTATTGAGCGAATATAAAGACAACACAAAGGCAAATCGCGATTATTTTGAAAATGAATTGGAAACGTGTTTAGGATTGTTACCCAACTCATTGCATATAATTGCGATTAAAGATTATTTTTGGCCGGTGGGGACGCATTACTATAAACCGATGAAAACTCATGAAAGCCGCGTAAAGTTCATTAAAGACGCACAGCATCCAGATAAAGAGGGCCGCATATTAGTGGCGGGCGAAGTGGTTAGCAGGCGACACGGCTGGACGGAAGGCGCGCTCGTCAGCGTTCAGGCCATTCTGAAAAATATAAAATAATATTTGGTTATTATATAATGACATTCAGTTATTCAAATGTTCAACATTGCATGACCGGCGGTAAAAAACAGACGCGCAAAGTATTCATACGGCGCAATAAGGGGTACAAAAGTGTGTGCCATTTTAAAAATGGTAGACGATGCCATACGCGCAGGAAACCGCTGAACAAGGCTGAGATTGAGATGATTAAGCTAGGCAAGTTTATTCCAGGATTGTTTTCAAATTTGAAGTGAAGTGATTTTTACGCCTAACTTTTTAAAATTAATAACTCATCTTCTTGCGTTTTTATTATATTTTTTACAAATGGTGATATGTTATTGTCTTTTTCTAGCAATTTTTTACTCATATGAACTGCCATTGAATGATGCGGTATCATGCCTAATTTATATTGCGCGTCTGTTACCAGAAATTGATTTCTAATACACCATATATTAAATATTATCAATGATAAACCTATACAAAACTCTGTCATTTCCTGATAAATTAACCCCATAAATAAAAACATCCACCCCGTCATAAGCAGTGTCATATATACATCATTTATACTAAATCTTATATCATCCACTTTATCTACCCACACATTCATAGTTGATAATAGGCCTGACACCAACATGATAAAAAACATAATAACATAATGATTGGTTCGCGCATGTTTCATTATTATATAAATACACTATATTATAATGGGGGATTAATAAGTGAATGAAAGATTTGGCCGGTTTTTAGAGGGGGGTCTGCCATTTGATGGATGAAGAAAACAAATTGTCCGAATCTCGATTCCCTTTTACAGAGTGTGAAACAACAATGATTTACTCTTCCTTACCATAAATTTCAAAAAACGCGCGCAAAGTTTCAAAAAACGTGAGCATAATTTTTTACAAAAAATGCGTTTTCCAACTATCTTAAAAGTATCTCAAACAAGCGTGATTATTTGCCATATTCGTGACAGAAGATTTCAATCGCGATGTGATTATTTTGTGATATTTTCAGTCCTCGAATTGTAACGCACACGACACCATATTATGCTCACACTTGTGCGCGCCTCTGCCCAAATTTCGCACGACATTTTAAAGAAAGTGGTGAACTAAAAATCAATCCAAACAATTAAATGGTTGTTCAAATTATTGCACAACAATTTATATTTATATTTTTCAGACGTTTTTGGAGACGGTTGTGCAGACGTTTTATACATTATTCAACGACCTTGTCTTATGCTTTTTCCTGTAAAATTTTCTGGATTTTCTCGCGTAATGTTTCTTTTCACGAATAAATAACCCATATATCTCAACCATGTCGCGCTCACGTTTTTCGCGACATACACAAGCAGTAGCCTTACGCCCATACATGCTATCAAAAATAGGGCTATGCGTTTGTGTAGCGTATCCATATGATATAACGTACGATTACAATTTTGACAGGGTGTAATGTGTCCGGCGTTAAATATTGCGTTTACAAATCTAAATGTATATAATGGACCCCATCAATAATCCAAAGCTGGATAAAATTATTGATATGTTAACAAACATTGAGGCCCGTTTAGACCAAATGGAAGATAGCATTAAGGATATTCGAGAGAACAATAAAAGCGTGCAAACAGATTGCAGTAAGATGCGCGAGCATATCGTTTTTGTTGAGAAATCATATGCCGCGGTGAGAACTCCATTGAGTTACATCAAACAGCATGTGGAATACATGATGGGGAAAACATCCGCACAAGAGTTGCCGACAATTGAATACCATGGTGAGGGCCAAAATGAAAAATAAAGATAATAAAACATAAACATAAACATAAATAAAAATATTGGTTAAATTATTTTTATTTATGCGTGTAAATAAATGAAAGATCTTGTACATCTGATTAGTATTGCATGCTTGACCGGTTTTTTTGGCGACGCGCTTCTGCAAATCGGCTGCAAACGTCTGCACTTGGGCGGTCCAACCGGCTGGGGGTTAAAACCTTATTTTGAGCAGCACGGGACGGGCGAAAGTCTATTCATTGCGGCGGGCATGATGACGCTGTTTTACGTGATATATTTTTACGCGGGTTACTTAATTTATCTTCCTTTTAGTTACACTTATTTAGCAATATTTGGAATAATCCTGGATTTATTTTTTCGCAAGTTCATGGTGTTCAGTAGCTTAAAAGGGTATTATCAATATTTTAATTATTTTTGGTCCGGGTTTTGGATGGCTTTACCGATGATGATTCCGTTGGCAATTTTTCAGCTTGTTAACATGGTTGCACGATGTTTGTAGGATGTGCGACATGTCGCGCACAAAATGCGTTAATTTTATAAAAAAAATATAAAATTAAATAGGGGCACTACAGCATTATTCTAGTTAATTGCAGATAAAAAAAGTAATGCGTTCAATAAGATAAGATAAGATAAGCGAATATAAGTCAATTATTTACACTGCATTTCCCTGTTGTGCAATAAGACTTCTTTTTACTTTTTTTTTGACTATTATTTTAACCGTTAGGTTTGGTTCAATTACGGCGGCGTCTTGGTCTTCAACTGTGGCGATTTTATCTTGAACTTCATTGATCTCTTCAGCATTTGCAGCCTGGGCTTCTGTGTGGACGTGTGATTTAACAATACCTGCAATAAATTGTTGCGCTTGTTTTTTGTTATTTTCAATCTCCTGTTCTAATTGTTGGATGAGTGAGCAATTAAAGTCGCAATGCTCAACAATTTCGCGTTGTTTATCAAGTGATGGGATTGGGATTTTTATATTACTGATGTATTCTTTTGAAATATGTTGCAATCCAACACCTGCAAACCCCCTTTGTAACACTTCAATATTAATCAAAAGATAATAATATATATACTTTACAAATTGTCCGGCATTGATTTTAATTACAAAATTATCAGTAGAACATGAAAACTTACCACTATATTTAATATTAGCATTTCCGCCAGTTCCAACAATTAAACATTCATCTTCATAATCATATTCATGACAATATTTACTACAAATTTGAGATGAGGTATAAAATGGATATTCTCCATGTTTTTCACCATAAGATGCCTGCCGTTTACTTTTAGGTAGAAACGTACAAACTTCGCTGAGCGTTTTCACCACATTCTCGCCAAACATTTTTTGATTACTCAAACAAAACTCATTCAATTGTTTCAATTCCGCGATTTTTGAACTGCTTGATTTGATGGCCCGTTCGTATATGAAATCTAAATATGTTACGATGTATTGTTGTTTATCAAGTGATGGGATTGGTATTTTTATTCCTTCAATATTTGTTTTTGAAATATTTTTAATAGCGACCCCGGTATATAACTGTTTCATGATATCTAAATTATGATACAAATAATAATAACTATACTTAAGGTTTAACAATAATTTATTTTTATTTTGAAGAATGTAACAATGGTCGCTTGTTGAAAACTTAACGCCATAATTTATATTTGGTTCTCCACCATCACCAATTATTAAACTTTCTTCATCATAATCGGCGTCATGAACGAAACTATCAACTTTTATAGAACTTTTAAAGAATGGATGTTCGCCTTGTTTTTCGCCATAAGATGCGGGCCGTTTACTTTTTGGTAAGAACTTACAAACCTCTCCTAGCGTTTTTACAACAACCCCATCTTCATATTGTTCTTGTCCGGTTTCATCTTTTATATATTCGGCATAATTGAGTGAATATGAATTGCTCGCGATCTTCTCAATAGGAACTTCCACCAATAGATTTTTGACACCTTCGCCCTCATAAGGATTGTAGTCATAAAACATGACTTTGCTTGTTTGGTGTGTCTTTGAAAACTTGTAGTCTCTGCCCGTTTCTTTTTGCGACTTGGATACTTTAATGTTGGTTTCCAACACATCTGCCCCTTCCCTCTTCTTGACAAAGTAGAATACGCAAGTTTTTATGGGCGTGTATGTAAATATGCCTGAGGGTAGATAGATTATTTCTTTCACATCGCACGTTTTCATAAGATATTCTCTAACCGCAACTAATGTGGCATTTGTTTTTGAAAATAAGTCTTGACCGTCAGGCAATACAACCGCGCATTTACCGTTAATCTTTAACATATAAATGATTGCTTGGATAAACAAGGAAACCGCATTGTCTGACTTAATCGGCACATAATCGCACTTCAATGGACTTTGAAAATCATCGTATTTCAATCCCTTGATACCAAACGGTGGATTTGCGAGAATATTATCAAACTTTCTTGTTATAGGAACACGAATGCTGTCGCCCCGTTCTAGGCCCTCAAACATGTGACCGGATGAGATTAGCATATTTGAAACCGCTAGTTGATATGTATCAGGTTCTAATTCTTTGCCATATAATCCGTCTGTTTTGATAAAATCCCAATCCGGTTGAATGTTTTTAGCGGCGGCTTGTTGTAAAATGTGTTGTAAATATGTAATCAAAAACCCACCAGTTCCCATAGTAGGGTCGCCACAAGTGTCTATTTTTCCATCAGGATGTATTTGTGGATTGATTAATTTCACCATCATTTTCTTGACTAATGGTTGAGTAAAGAATTGTCCCAACACTTTGCCTGTCATAATGTTTTGAATAACTTCTTCATAAGCATTACCCAATACATCATATTCGGTTTGAGATAAGTCAACAGACTGCAATTTGTCAATTAACTTTTTATAGGTTGTCTTGTGTTGAATGTCAAACCCTTTGCCTTTCAAGAATATGTTTTTTGTAGTAGGATGATTTGATAAGATGTCGTCCCATAAATGTTTCATATTTGCAGGAATATTATCTTCCGGCTCATTTGATAGATTACTAAACCGCACAATTTCTAATAATTTATGTTTATGCGGTTCAATCAGCACGTCTTCAATGTGACTAAAATCATATTCGTAATTATCAATGTCGATCTCATCGCCGATTCGCGGTTCAAGCAATTTTAATATTAATAAATATGACAAGTTTCTCAACGCTTTCTCACCAGTTAACCCCTCGTTGTCCCTCATAATATTTAGACAGTTCTTAAATAACTGTGTAAGTTTATCTTTCAACCCCATTTTCACTTCTTTCGTTTGACTAATTTGCTGCATTTCAGTTAATGTTATACAAGGTGCTTTCTTATTTTGGTGCCTCGTGAAATCAATTTTTTGGTTAAAGCACTTTTTACACAAATCGCAGGAATATTGTTTTGACATTGTTGTATATAATTGTATAAGATAATATTCCTTTATATTAAAATAAATCAATTTTTTATTATATTATAAAAAAAAGTATTTTTTCCTTAATTCATCGAACCCGAATATTTACAAAATCGCGCCCATCTTTTTCTTCTTATTTGTGATGGTAATTATATCTCGCAAATCATTCACACTGTAGTATTCCACCCATAACCCATTTGGTGGGAATAATGCGTCTAGTTTGCACAATTGGCCGCTTATAACTGATAAGTTCAAATAATGTTTTTGTATTTCAGGGTTCAACGCTAAATGGTGGCTTACTTTATTTTTGCAGGTTTCAAAATCGTAATATCTTCGGTCGACGCTTAAATATTCTATCCAGTTTGTAAATTGTCCTTTGAATGCGATTTCAGGCTCTTTGGATAATCTATTGTCTCTTTCGCACAATTCATAATAACTTTCTTTACTTTTTACATTGTTATCCGCGATGATTTTTCTTGCCTTTTCATATGTTGTAGCAATCGCGGTTCGTTGGGTTGTTTTTAACCTTAATTTTTGGGTTAACTCATCGTCATAATCACCGAAGTCATCCACTATTTCCCTTGTTTCTTGTTCTCTTGGTTTGGGTCGTGGTTTTTGTTTGTCAACATCAACCCTAAATACCTTAATTTTTTGACTAATGGTTTCGTCTTCTAACCCCATTTGGTAAATAACTTCTCTTACCTTTTTCAAATCAGGGTTGTCGCTTTCTAACCAGTCATCTCTATTCAGAATTGGCAAAATGATTTTGGTTTTTTTATTCGCGTCTTTTTTGTTTTTTCTACTTGCTCTTAATGCGGATTGAACTATGCGAATATTTGATGTCATGTTTTCAGCAAATACCACGCCATCCAATAATGGAAAATCAAACCCTTCGCCTAAACAATACACGCACGTAATTATTCCAAACGTCGCCTTTTCAAAATTATTAATTATCTTCTCTTGGTCTTTGGGTTTCATTTCACTATGGTAATTGGAATAATATAAATCAGGCATATCAAAGTAATTGTCATCTAGCAGCATTTGTATATATAGAATTAATTTCAACGAATTCGCCTTGTTGTTTAAATATATCAATAAATGATGCGAATGACCGTCAAATATGCTTTTCAAAGATGCAAACGCGCTCAAAAATAGCATCTTATCATGCTCTTCTACAATACTAAATCGTGTTAATTGTTGCTCTAATTTGTCTTCATTTGTAATAATAGTTTGGATGACATAATCACAAATAATATTTTCATTAATCGCCCATAGCAAGCATTTCCTATCAATTATTTCACCAAAATATTCCGCATTATCATTTGACACTACAATGCCATCATGATCATCATCATCGCGCGCACTTTCTAATTGTTTAAGTGTAGCAGTTAATGATAATTGTTTAAGACATGGAACGCGCAACATTTGAATATATGTTTTTGTAGTGTGCGCGAATAGCATATTTTTTGTAGTTAAATGGTGAGCTTCGTCTAATATGTTCATGCCGAATGTAAACCCTGTCTCTTGCGTTGCAGTGTACACTTTGTGCGCCGATGAATAAGTCGTGATTACAATGCATTTTCTGCGGTTATTTTCTAGAAATCTCATTATGTTTTCAATGTCCACCCCACCTGAAACAATTAAGCGCGGAACATTTTGAAACAACATGCGAATAACTTCTTCCCACTGGTTCAATAATAATTTATTAGGAACGCCAATAAGAATGGTGTTTGAACGCAACTCTTGTGCAATCCACAATGAAATTAGAGTTTTCCCTACTCCGCACATTAATACAAGCATGCCTTTGTCGTGTTGTTGAAAATGTATAACTGCCTTTTCAATAATAATAGTTTGGTCATGTCTTGGCGTGTAGGTCCCAATTGGCGCATGTGTTCTGTTGGACGTTAGTGCATGGATTAATGATTGAATGTTGATTTTTTGCATTGTTTGCCTTACTCTGTTGCATCTTACTAAGTCACTAATTTCTTGTTTGGATAATCTTCTACATGCAATGCCAAGTTCAACTAGATAAGGTTCAATAAGGGCAATAATGCTTTTATTGTAAAATTCAGTTCCAGCATCATATCTAACATTTAATTCCCGAAACTCGTACTGCAATAAGCGTTCAACCGCGGACAATTTGTTAATAGGCACTTCAATCACCAGCTCAAAATATCCTCTCTTAATCTCGCCAGTCGCATATTGAGTGTCCCTGTCAGGGATATTATTTGCTTTGCCCATTTTACACGCGCCGTCAATGTCATATGATGGATGGTTTCTAACATAAATGTATCCGTTTGTTTGGTTCATTTTATTAATTTCTAATTTTGTAATGATTTTCATATAAGTTACCTAATAATATAAATCAAAATGTAAATCAATTTTATTTTCAACGGGTTTAACCCGTTTGCGCACAGTTTGTTAGAATTATTTAATAATATAACAGCACATATGGTGTTATAATTTGTTGCATTGTATACTATTGGTTGATATAAATGAAAAGGTGATGGGTGACGGGTGACGAGATGTTTTGGGTTGGTTACATATTGGCAAAAAAAAAGTGTTAAACTGCAAAAAAAATTGTAAAAAAACACTTTGTAGTTTCAAATTTGTTTGAACCCAAAACAACCCGTCACCCGTCACCCATCACCTTTATTATTATTCTTATTAGTTTAAAATGTTAAATAAATGAGACCATTATATGGTTAAAAGACAACCTAACTTATAAGTTTTAGTTAGCTCGGTAATATTAAATAATTTAGTGGCGCCATATTTAGTATGTTTTCCCTTTGAAATGCCATTAATATTCATATTCGTTAATCTAACACCTAATTTAACGCTATTAATTTCATATTTTAGTCCATTCGCGATACACCAAGATTTAAAAAGCTCATATATTTCAGTGCCTAATAACTCAACACATGTATTTCCCAAATTATTATGTTGTCTTATAAAATCAATTAACCATAGCTCAATTGGAGATTTTGAAAGCTCTTTAAGGTTTGTTTGGTACTCTGTTAAAGGCATAGGAATATCCTTAAATTTATCCATACCTGGAATGCTCTTAAAATATGCAAAACACGTTTGAATTACTTCAATGTCATCTAAATAATTATGCATAGTTTCAAAATATTGATAATCACCCTTTTTCTCATCGCTAGACCGAATAATTAAATTCCGTCGGTCTCCATTAGATGAGTTTAACGGTTCTTCTTTATTGGTGGTATTAATAAAACGGTGATATGATTTAATTTTATATTGAGGGATGCCTTTTTGGTTTATAGCTAATGCATTATCGGTAATCAACCCTTTAATTTTACCTTCTGCCTCAATTGTATCTTTTTTAGATAGCTCATT